ATGTTGTTGCAACTGTTCAAGGAGGTCAGCGCGTCAAGTTTCTTCGTGGCGCGTTTGACCTAACTCAAAAGCCAGCAAAACTTCTAGAGAACCATGACATGAGTCAATTACGCGGAGTCGTTAATGCTCTCGCCGATAGCGATGCTGGCCTCGAGTTTGAAGCAACGCTGGCGGACACTCGTGCCTCAAAAGACGCAGTCGCCTTGCTTAAGGCTGGCGCATATGACTCGGTAAGCGTCGGCGCTAACCCCGTCTCGTTTAAGTTTGACAAGGCTGGCGTGATGGTTGTGTCAAAAGCACAACTGATAGAACTTTCGCTTGTCGCGGTTCCTGCTTTCTCGGAAGCAGTAATCACAGAAATCGCAGCCTCGGCCGATCCTGAGGATGTTGAAGAAAATACCCAACCCATAGACACCCCTCAGGAGGACAACGTGTCAGAAGAAATCAAGGCCGAGTCAGCAGAGTCGGCAACAACCCCAACTAGCCCAATCCTTTACGCACAAGCCAAGAAAGAGTTCAAACTTCCTTCCGCTGGCGAGTGGATCTCAGCACAAATGCAAGGTGGCGCTGTAGCTGCCGAGTTCAACGCTCGAGTTCGCGCTGCAGCTCCAGACGTGACCACGGGTGACCTGGATGGAATTTTGCCATTGCCTATCATCTCGCCCATCTATTCGGGAATTCAGGGCTTGCGCCCTGTGGTGGATGCAATCGGCTCACGCCAAATGCCTCAGAGTGGCAAAGTGTTTATCGTCCCAAAAATCACGACCCACACTTCAGTCGGTGGCCCACAGACACAAAACACAGCAATCACCGCTGGACAGTTTGTTGTTGACGACATCCAAATCACCAAGGACATTTACGGTGGCTACGTTGAAGTTTCCGAAGCCTCAATCGACTGGACTTCACCAGAAGTGCTCCAAGGTCTCCTCGAGGACATGGGCAAAAAATACGCCCTTGCAACCGACAACGCAGCTGCAGACGCGCTTCTTGCTGGCACATCACAGACCACAGGCAACGTCGCACCGACCGACCCTGCAGACTGGATCGCTAAGGTTTATGCTTGCGCGACAACCATTTTGAGCAACGGCTACTACCTGCCAGATCATCTCTTTGTTTCGCCAGACGTGTTCGCACAACTTGGACAACTCAGCGACACAGCAGATCGTCCATTGTTCCCACAAGTAGGCCCAATGAACGCTTTCGGCACAATGAACCCAGGCTCACGCGAGTCCGTCGTGTTCGGTTTGCGTCTTGTAGTTGACACCAACTTCGCAGCCAAGACCACCATCGTCGGCGCAGCTGCTACAGGTGCTTTCCGTTGCTACGAACAGCAGAAGGGCGCTATCAGCCTTGACAATCCTTCAACGCTGTCGCGCACAATCGCCTTCCGTGGCTACTTCGCACCGAAGATGATTGACGCCAACCAGTTCATGAAGATCCCACAGGCCTAAGCCTTAAGATCGCCCCGAGAAAGTTTGCATCATGGCAGTATTCGCAGTCACTCACCACCAGCGACTAGACGACTATGCCGTGGTGCAGACCCTCGAGGACACGGACATCGGTATCGGTCAGAGCATCACGCTTGCAGGCCTAGGTCACGGTCTGAACGGCACACACACCGTCTATGCGATCAACCCGTACTTTTTTACAGGCGTTGACGAAGAAGGCGACCTGCTATTCAACTACGACATTTACATCGGCAACCAAGTCATCTTTTATGACGAGGGCGACGATCTGGAACGTAGTGCAGCTATCCCCACGGGGACGCTTACTTGGACTCAGACCTGTACATGGATCGCTAGTTCGGACGTGCTCGCTTGGCTCGGCATATCGGTCGCAACCGCCAACGACACAGCCTTCGTTGGCTCATGCACGGATGCAGCTAACGCGTTCGCGTTTCGGCGACGGAAAGAAGCAGGTTATTTCGACTCGCTCACTACCGTCCCAGGCGCGGACGTCAAACTCGGGACAACAATGCTCGCTGGCGCTCTCTACCGTGAACGCGGAAGCGTTGACTCCTTCGCCAGTTTTGAAGCAATGAACATCCCTGGATCCGTCGGGTCTATGGGACAGATCAACCGTCTCCTCGGCGTTAATCGGAGCCAAGTCGCATGAGTGCTAGTGGCATCTTCGCAAGCGCCCAGAGCACCCTTGTAGCCTCGCTCACGGGACTCGGGCTGGCGGTCGTCACCGACTCGCGCAACGCTCGCCCGATGACAGTCTTTGTCGAGCCCCCGACGTTCACATGCTTTAACAGCAACATCGCCGAAATTACTTTCGGACTCAGGATCCTCGCAGCTCCCCCAGGCAACAGCGACGCCGAGGACTACCTCATCACAACAGCCGACACGATCATGAACAGCGCGATCTCCCTCATTTCGGGCGCACCGTCTGTCACGACAATCGGATCCCAAGACATTCCCTCATACGACCTGACGGTACGTGTGGGAACCTCAAGAAACCCATAGGAGAAATCATGGCAACAACCACCTACCTTTCACAGCCATCAGAGTTAAAAATTGCGACAGTAGATCTGACCGATCAGGCCTCGAGCATCAGTTTCACTCTTGGCAACAACCCACTCACGAGCACCGCTTTTGGCGATACTGGCGAGCGCATGGTTCCAGGCCTTCAGACCGTAGAAGGCACAATCACGCTTTATATGTCATACGGTGCATCAGAAGTTGAAGGCGTCATTGCCGGTCAGGTCGGGCTTGGAACAACAACAATCGTTGTGAAACATGCTTCAGGCGCTATCAGCGCTAGCAACCCAGAGTGGACAATTTCCAACACGATGATCGCTAATTACCCCATTACCTACACCGTCGGCGAACTCCAAGTGATGGAAGTTTCGTTCTCTGGTGGAACCTGGGTACGCGACATCACCCCATAAACCAATCCCTTACCGTGCAAAGGAAAACCCATGAAACTATCCATCAAAGTAAACACAGGTGACGGAGATTACGTTGTTGAAACTAATCTCTTTCACATTGTTCAACTAGAACGGAAATACAAAGTCAAAGCGTCCGATCTCGCTAACGGTATCTCGATAGAGATGCTCGGCTACTTGGCTCACGAAGCCGCAAAACAGCAAGGTCACAACCCACCAATCATCTTGGATGACTTCCTCAGAAAACTTGTGACACTAGACGTCATCAGCAATGAGGCAGAAAACCCCACCGAAGGGGATCAGTAGCAAGAAACCTCGCCGAGTTACTTGTCGAGACTGGCTACTGGCCCCCAGACATAGACTTCACCTTGCAGGATCTCATGACCTGCATAGACGTAATAAACACTCAGAGAAAGGGCTAAACATGACAGCAACAGCGCGAACCGAGTTTGTCGGCGGTGCAGCTGCTATCAAAGCCCTCAAAAGTATTGACCCTGAGTACCGCAAAGACTTCAACCGTCAGGCGCGAAGTATTGTCGCCCCGTTGCTTGCCGAGGCTAAAGGCGCATACCCCCAGATGCCATTGTCTGGCATGAAGTACAAATGGACAGATAAGCGCGGTCGGACTCTTTTACCTTGGACGGTGAGCAAGGTTCGGGCTGGCGTAAAGTTCAAAACTTCTACGCGCCGAAACAAGTCCGCTGTGCTTTATGTGACCCAGAGCGATCCAGCAGGCGCAATCTTTGAAGTCGCAGGTCTAGCGAACCCAGGCACAAACTTCAACAACAATCTCAGGAGCAACAACTCTCGAGTCTTGTGGCCTACAGCAGAAAAACATCTCCCAGACGTCGAGCAAGGCCTGTCAGATCTTGTGCGCGGAGTGATGAAAAAAGTTAACGAGGAGATGCGCTAATGGCTATCAACATCCCGATCATTACTGAGTATGTCGGCGCTGGCGTTGACAAAGCAATCAAAGAGTTCAAACAACTTGAGACCGTCGGCGAGAAAGCCCAGTTTGCTATAAAAAAAGCAGCCGTCCCAGCTGCAGCTGCTCTCGCAGGTCTCGGCGCTGTCGCTTTTGATGCTGTCAAAGGCGCAATGGAAGACGCAGCTGCACAGGAACAACTCGCTCGCAACATTCGAGGCGTAACCAATGCCTCAGACTCGGCAATCAAAAAAAATGAGGACTTCATTTCCTCGCTGTCAATGGCGACCGCTACCGCCGACGACGAACTCCGCCCAGCATTAGCAAAACTTGTTACTGGCACAGAGAACCTTGAACAAGCCCAAAACGGACTTAAACTTGCTCAAGACATAGCTGCAGGCACAGGCAAAGACCTCGCCACAGTTTCCGACGCGCTCGCCAAGGCTTACGCAGGCAACGACAAAGGACTCAAAGCATTAGACCCACGCATGAAGACACTCCTCAAAGACGGGCTAGATGTAGAGGGCGCGATGAGCGTACTAGCAGACACTTTTGGAGGTGACGCTGCTGCAGCTGCAGACACCGCGGAAGGACGTTTCAAAAGACTCTCCATCGGACTCGCCGAAACCAAGGAGTCAATCGGTGCAGCATTACTCCCAGCGATTCAAGCCGTCCTCCCATTCATCGAGCGCCTCGGGACGTGGGCTCAAGAAAACACCACAACATTCCTAGTCGTCGGCGGAGCCATCGCAGGCATCGCCACAGCCATCCTCGCAGTCAACTTCGCGATGAAAGCGTGGACTGCAGCTACAGCTGCTTTCACAGCCGTTCAAGCTGCTTTTAACGCTGTCATGGCACTCAACCCGATCTTCTTAATGGTCGCGCTTTTTGTGGCGGTCGGTGCAGCTCTCGTCGTGCTCCAAATGAAGTTCAACATCTTTGGCAAGGTATTTGAGGCTGTCGGCAATACAGCGAGCACAGTATTTAACGGCATTAAAACAGGCTTCGCTGCAGTAGTAACCGCTGTCAGCGGATACGTCAACGGGCTAGTCGCGGTCTATAAAGGCTTATTCAACGGCATCGCCTCAGTCTGGAATAACACAATCGGAAAACTTTCTTTCAAGATCCCAGGCTGGGTTCCAGGTATCGGAGGAAAAGGCTTCGACGTCCCCGAAATC